GAGCATGTTTTCTGCTGGTTCTTCGAATGCGGATCTTTTTAATCTTCTAATTGTTTTAGCAGTACCAGATCCTGCAAGAAGTCCTGTATCAGATCCTGATCCTGTAGCAACCGCAGTAAATTCAGAACTATTAGCAACCGCAGTTACAACGGCAATGTTTGAAGTGCTAGATTCTGCAATTGTTACTATATCACCTATTCTCAATTCGTTAGCAACATCACCATCAGCGGCGGTCGTTGCAGTAACCGTTGTTCCAGTCATTGCAAAAGTTCCGTTCATAGTAACATACGATGTTGATGCTACAGTAACCACACCATCTGAACTAACTTCTGTATTTGCTCTTGTAGCCATACAGATTGATGTTTTGAAAGTATTTCCTAAATCACCTGCCCATTTGGCTGCCCAATTAGTTCCAGATGTTGTTACACTTTCATATGTGTTAGAGTATTTTGCATCGTTCTGAATCAATACTGCACTACCATTCGCAACCGCATTTTTCGCTTGAGATGTATTAGCGGTTCTAACAACTCTAAGTTTATTTGAATAAGATAAAAAATTAGCCGCCGGTATGTAACCTGCAAAAATAGTTCCATCAGGTTTACCGAACTTATCTACTAAATCATCTTCTGATGAGACTAATTCTACGTCATGAATTGGTCCCCATTTAAATCGCCCTGAATATCCACCATCAGATATAGAAGGAATTGGCACCCTTGTTGTCAAATCTACTTCTGCTACTGAAACACCTGGGCTTACTTGAAAAGCCATATTTTCTCCTGCAAATCTTTTAAATTAAGATTAGATACAATCTGATCTACTAAGTATTTATCATTTTGCCGATTTTAATTCATTTTTTATTTATTCTAATATAAATATTAATTATCATGGATAATGATATAAAAAGATTTGAAAACAAAATATTGAAAACTTCTGATTGTTGGTTTTGGACTGCAAGTAAGACTAAACAAGGTTATGGAATGTTCTCTTTCAAGGGCAAATCTATTCCTGCACATAGATTCGCTTACATAGCATATAAAGGAGAAATAGATAAATCTAAAATAGTCCATCAAAAGTGTAATAATACCTATTGTGTAAATCCAGAGCATCTATATCTCACTACCAAAAGTGAGACTAGAAGTAATTTTTATCTATTGAGAATAAATCAAGAAATGATATTTCAAGAGTCTATAAGATATCTTGAAAAATTGATAAAACTGAGACCTGACTTAAAAGTTATTATAAATGAATTATTAGATCAAATAAAAGAACCTAAAAATATACATCGTATCAATGTAGATAATCATTTGTAAATTCTTTATCAACTACCCATCTTTCGTTACCAAATTGAGTTGTTTCTTCTTCATCAAGACCATCTTCTATAAAACCGAAAGGTAAAACACTCTCTTCCATTTCTCTTAATTGATCTTGATATAATCTCTCTCGTAAATCACTATCAGTAACTTCTTTAAAATATCTTTGTTCTATCACCCATCCAAAAAGAAACAGAGTTGCTACAAGATCATCGTGATTTCCTTCTTCTGCTTGATAAGATTGTCCATGAGCAACAAATGTTGTTAATTCTGTTATTGTGTCAAGATCGTAAATGATTAACTTATCACTTTCAATTAAATCTTTTAGATTTGAACATCCTTTTCTTTTTACTTCTTTTGTTGTTCTTACACCAATCTGGGCTCCTTTACCAAACCCACCACCTAATTGTTGCCCTGCTCTGCCCTGAATAGTAGCATAAAATATTTGTTCATACTCTAAATCATAATGCATGATATCACCAACTTGACCACCTATGTCATTTGACTCTATTAATACATAAGCATTATTGTAATATTGAGCAACATTTTTCAAAATGTTAGGGAATAATAAAGGTGTAATATTTGCATCACGATATTTCGCAACCTGAACATAAGGATATTTTGTAGAATCTATGACAGAAATTGCAGAATAATCTAAACCACGTCCTCTTGCAACATCAGCAATGCAAACATAAGAGTGTGTTTTTTCGGGTTCACAATATACATCTACACCATTTTGACTTTTTATTGGTGTCTTATAAGACAGGGCTCTTAATTTTGATCCAGATATCAAAGTATGTTGAGAACCAATGAATTCACATTCATATTCCTGTGAAAATTGAACTTCACTTGTATTACGAATTGTTTCTTCTTTCCATTTTTGATCTCTACCTGGAACTTGAGACCAATGAATGTCTATAGGTACATAGTCATTTCTTCCTTCTTCAGCATCGTTCCAAAGTTTATAAAACATGTTCAACCCTTTTGGTGTTGACACAATAAAAACTTTAGTTGTTTGACCAGAAGAAATCGTAGGATATACAGAAGTGAAGAATTGGTCAGCAAGAGATGGTGGATCAATATGTGCAAATTCGTCAAGAAAAATAATGTTGAAAGAACTACCACGAACCGCAGAGGATGATGTTGAGGCGGCTATCACCTTACTACCATTCTCTAATTCAATATTTCCTTTATTCCAAATTACGACACCTTGTTGCAACCACTTTGGTAGATTTTCATATGCGGTTTTGAGTCGTTCAAGAATGTCTCTTGCAGTTGAACCTTTGTTTGCAAGTATTGCGACATTTACATTTTCATGAAATAATGCAAAATGAAGAAGATAACTGATAATTGTGGTCGTCTTACCAGACTGTCTCGGCATTTTACAAATCACAAAACGATTATTGTGAAATTTATCAATCATATCTTCTTGATAATCATACATATCAAAATTAACCAGACCATGATCAACATGCACAATCTTTACATAATCATTACAGAAATGAACAGGGTCATCTTTACATTTAAGATATTCTTTGAGAGAGTCTTCAGTATACTCTACTTGAACGTGTGCGGCTTTGAGTAGAGGATTACCTAAATAATTTTCACTTGGCATATTATGGGTACTTTATTTCATAGTTAAGAGTGCCTTGTTTGGCATCTATTGAATTAAGTGCGGCTTTAGATCCTATAATTTTTAGTTCAATTGAACCTGTATTGACTAACCTAAAATAAACTATTCCTTTTTTCCATTTCGCATCATCAAGATTTGCTTGATAAAAATTTTTACCTGCAAGTATTTCTTTCATCTGTGTTTGAGATTTAGCATCAGTATTTAATTTTTCTGAAATCGCACGACTAAAAAAAGATGTTGAGGTATTTGGTAGACCTTGCACTATTTTATCTTTTATATTTGGAACACCTTCAATTTTATCAGTATAATTTCGTATTGCATCTTCTACGAATTTTGTTTGATCGTTTGATATATTTGTTCTCATTTTAGTATAAACATCATATGTTCTAGGTACTTTTTGTCTGTTTATCCCTAGAATATTTCTTATACCATATTCATATAATACTTCTTTTGCTCCTCTATTACCCTCAAGAGATTTGGCAGATATATTAATAGTTTTTGCAGTTTTAGCAAGTTGTGAAAATACAGAGTTTCCAACTCGTATGTCATTATAATTTTTTATTCCTGCAGGCAAAAGATTTCCAAAAAAGGCGGCTTTCGCTCCAACACCATATTTACTAGAAATGGGCATAAGTTCTCCATCAGTACATCTAATAAAACTATCAACACCCTTAAATGCGGTATCAGTAGGAACCAAAATATCTTGAATTCTCTTATTAGAAAAAATATTAGGATGACAAACCGATGTTTGACCTGTTATTGCTAATAGTCCTATTAATATTTCTCCAAAATAAGCGCCAAGTTCATTTTTATGAGTATCAGATACATCTGTAAAATCTATCTTTGTATAATCACCTGATGCAAAAAACTTTTCCAGTTGTTCTTTAATGACAGGATATTTTCTACCTTTTGTAGCAAGTCCATCCAACACACCATCTTTGATTTGTTTTATAGTAGATATTACTTTGACTGGTTCAAGTCCTGATGATAAATTAACTTTACCGTCTTTACCTTCATTAATAAAATCTTCTGCTAATATATTCAATCTAGGTACAGTTTCTTTTCCAGGTTTTTTGACTAAAGGTTTTGCCACACTTGCAAATGGATATAAACCTATCTTAGTTCCATACACAACTCTGACATACGGTGAAGTACCTCTTTTATAAGTATTATATGAGTCTTGCTTGAGAACTTCAATTTCATCTCCTTCTGATAAAGATACAAATGGAGTATATGTTTTTGTGTTAAGAAGACTGCCTGACTTTTTTACAATAGTCTTAACATCAGAACCCTCAAAATATTTTTTCCAGGCTGGCTCTCCTGAACTACTCATCCTTTTTTCCCTTCAGAAGTTTTTGCAATTCTGCCGTGCTACCAACAAACAAAGCATTCGTAACTTTCTCAGGAACATTTTTGACTTCTTTTGTGATATCTTTAACTTGTTGATGTAGATTCAATAGATTATTATTTTGTTCACCAATAACTTTAATGAGTTGACCAACAACTTCATACATTCTTGCATTACCATTTTCTTTTGCTTCCATGAGCAATTCATCAAGAGCATCATGACCCCGTTCAATTACATTGTAATAATTTTCTCTTGCATATTGATAGTCTGTGTCTAATTCATCATCACTTTTACGAGGTTCAATCTTTGGTGGTTTCTCTCGTTCAATCACCGCATTTTCTGCAACATTAAGAATTTTATCTAGTTCATCAAAACCACTCATTATGACTCCGGATCATCAAAAATTGCTGGATTAAAAATATCTATTACTGGTGTTGCTATATCAACATCATCATCTGCATTTACAACTGCATCTTTACCACCCTCAGGAGTAACTGTAACTCTACTAATAACATCTTTATCCGCCACGCTTTCGTCTGAGTCCTCTTTGAGTAAATGTCTATCGGTCTCAAGTCTAAGAAAATCTTGAGAAAATGGTGTACTATCTTCTAAGACTATTTTATTCAATACTTGTCCTGTATTTGTTACTTCATCCATTTCATGGAAATTTACTTTCACGCTTTTAATTATTTTATCATTAGATTTTATATCAGGATATAAGAACCCTTTCATAAAAAAATCTAAAGTCCAAATCATTGTTCTACGTGCAGTAAATTCTCCATCATACGAATCTTCAAGAGAAGCCGAATTAAACATTATTGGCACATCTAATGCTATATCCATTTCTGAAAGAATATTCAACGTGACATTAAATTCTGGAGTGAAAAACGGCAATATTTGCTCAAGCATTTGAGTTCCATCTTCCGCATTATCTACAAATAAAAATAATTGAAAATCAAAATTGAATGGAACAGGAGCAAACATTTTTCTCAAAGTTCCTTGACCCTGAGAAGCAGATGGTCTATTTAAAAATTGTTGAGTTGTATTTATTTTTCGAATTGGGTCATATATCAAACCAGTCATTTCAAAACCCATTCTAGGTAACTGAATTGCAACTTTTTTAGTTAAAGTTGGATCTTGTCTAATTCTTTGAAGAAATTTTTGTTTAGGTCCATATGCAATAGGAACTTTTTGTCTTGACACTACATTACCGCTACTATCTTTTTTCTGAATATTCAAATCATTAAAAAGAGTTCCAAAAAGAACTACATATTTTCTTATTGTTTGATGATAAAACGTTTGCCCTAACACTTATTCTCCGATTACAATTCTCTTATATTTAGTTTTAATAAATAATAGTATGGCATTATCTATCAAAAAACAAGGTATCAATTTTGCAATAGACCAAGGTTGTACTTTTTCAAAAATATTTACTGCAAAAGATGCAAATAACGCAAATGTCACAGTTACTACTGGATCCATGGCATCCAAAATGCGTAAATCTTATGATACATCCAACAGTTCATTAATACTTGCATTTACTACCGCAACTACTGGATCAAATGTTACAATATCAGCAACATCTACACAAACCGCAAGCATGGCCGCTGGTAGATACTTTTATGATATTGAATGGACTAATGGTTCAGGAGAAATAGAAAGAATCGTGGAAGGCATCATTACATTATCTGCTCAAGCAACTTCTTAAATATTACCTTCACTAAAAGGATTTGATTCTGAGAAGTCAATAATACTATCTGCCTCAGTTTCAAATGTAATATTGTTTGCAGAAATATCATTCACAAAAGTCTGAGTATTCGGTGTTGTGCTTACGGCATAATATGCACCGCTAGTATTTCCTACAACATTAGCAGATGAAGTAAATGTTCCTTTGATATCTGTAATTTTTAAAACCGAATCTGTAGAATTCCAAGATATGACTCTTGCTTTTGTATTAGCAGAAGACTCATTATCCCCTACATAAACCCATTCATCTTCCTGATAATTTCCAGAACCTGATCCTAAAGTTATTTCTATAGCATAAGCAAGAGTATCTTCAATTTCATCAATGTCTTCAATACCAGTGTCAATTCTTTGACTGTCATATTGAAATAATTCACAAGTAAGGTCAAAAATTGGCAATTTACCAAATTGATAAAACACTGATTCATGTTCAACGTATCTTATCTCATAAACTTTCTTGTTCAATGGTAAAAATATAACATCACCCTCTAATGGTCTATCTTGATCATTAATATCTAAATTATCAAATCGTCTTCGTGCCACAGAAAAAACTACTTGATCTCTTATTTCGAGACCAAATCGTGAAATAAAATCTCCTTCACCTTCAAACCCATCTACTGTTTTAACGTACATTTCTATAAGATGTGCTTGATTAAATTCAGAAATCGTATCTTCACCATACAGAATATCTTCATTAATATATGTTCTTGGAAGATAAT